CCTGATAGTGGGTCCTAATTACGGCTTACCGTGGCGGAACTCGATGCGGCCTACTACTTCGCTCTTGTAGTAGACGAACTGCTTGCGCTCACCGTTGGTGCTCCCGGAGTTCGTTCACATCGCGTACCTTCTGCTTTTCGCCCTCAAGTTGCGACTCTAACCACCGCACCTGTCTACTCAGGGAGTCAGCCTTGTCCGCCAGTCGTAGGACCTTGCAGGACTCATTGTTAAACTGGGAGTTTGCCTCCAGTACCTTACGTTCCAAGCGTTCTTTATCGCCCGCTGCATCACCTAGGCTCATGATGAGGAGGATTACGGTGATGATTAACAAGATGGTTACAACGATTGAGTAAGTCATGGTATGCCTCTTTAAGTATTCTTTAAGTTAAGACTTTAAGTAATGGAACCCTCGGTCATTCGAAGGTTCCCTATAGTGTGCCCTAATTGCCTGAGACCCTACGCAAACGCGAAGTCAGACTCTAAGATATCGCGCAGATTCAGGTCACCTTTGGCTGGGACCGCTGGCATTTTGTCCAGTTGGGACTCATGCAGCTGGTCAGCGAACTGGTCGTAGAAGTCGGCGATTACATCGTTGTCCTCGTAGGTTTTTACCATCGTCTCGCGGACTGCCTTAAAGAGATTGCCAGCGTCAGCCGGAATGGTCCCGAAGGAGTCGTGAATGAGCGCGAAGGAGTCAATCCCGTAGACCTCATTGGCGTGAACTACGGTCATGCGCAGGTGGCTACCGTCCTGTGAGTGCACAAAGTTGGGAGCGATGCCAGATTCCTGCTTGTGAGCGTCAATCTCTGAGTCCTTCCCGGTGTTGTACGTCATCTTGACGTTGGCCTGACCGAGGAAGACCAGCTTCAGGCGGGCTTGGTTCTGCTTGCGGTACTCTTGCCACACCGGGAAGCCGTCAGGTGTTACCCAGTGGATTGCGCAGCGCTTACGCAGCACCTCTTTGGTCTTCTTGTCCTTGACTTCAGCGGCCAGCAGCTTAGCGGCAGACTTCAGCCAGTTCATTGCTTCCACAGCGGCCACCACGGTCACGGTCACAGCGTCCCAAATCAGCTTAGCCATGTAGCCAGCCGCTTGGTTAGGGTGCGTAAACATCAGGCCATCGCCGTTGTCAATAGCGGGCTGAATGGTGTCCTCAAGAACTTGCTGGCGGAAGCCAAACTCTTTGGAACCGTATGCCAGCGTCATGACAGAACGCTTAGTCACCTTGCGAGTCACACCGTATTGCAACCACTGAGCAGCCAGTACGGACTCACCCAGAGTCACCTTCTCGTGGAACTCGCCAGTCTCCTTATCGGCAATCTGCTCGACCACCGTCTGAGACCCGTTTACAGCGTGCTGGTGGAGCACCTCGTTAACCTTGTCGGCCACAATCTTGTAGATATCCTGCACGGTATCAGAAGGCAGCAGGTTAACCGCACGGCCACCGATGGAATCGCGGAGCATTGCGCTGAAGTGCTGAATCCCAGAGCAAGACCCGTCGAAAGCCAGCGGCAGCGAGCAGTTGTAATTCAAGCCGTGGTGCTTAACGCCTGCGTACTCAAAGCAGAACGCTAAGAAACAGAACGGAGAATCCTGCTGGGTCCACCAAGTGTTATTCAGTGGGTCCGCTGCGCTCGCCAGAATGTTGCCTTCGTTCTCTTCGATGAACTTGATGCGCTCAGGGAAGGGAACCTTGTCGACGCCTGCACAGTTTGCACCGTGAATCTTCAGCCAGTAGAACCCATCGAGACCAATTGGCTTGCCTTTGGCCAGCGTCAGCATACCCTTGGTCATGTCGTTACCCTGTGGGTTGAACATGCTCACAGCGTACACACGCCCGCGCCAGTCCATGTTGTAAGGGAACCAAATGGCCTTGTGGTTAGCGAACTTGTTGGCCTGTGCGACCATGAACTCCATCGACAATCGGCGAGACTGGCGGGCCTTATCCTTACGGTAGACCGCTGCGGCCTCCTTACGCCATGCCTTACGTGCCACCTCGTTGGTGTCGATATCGTCCGGGCGCGGCGGTAACTCTTCGCGTTCAATCGCTGGGACGTCACCTACCGGGCAGTGCTTCCAGTTGATAATCTCGTTGACTACCGCCAGCACCTTCTTGTTCACCTTCCACGGTGTGTTTTGTGCAAGGTTGACCGCTTTGTACACCTCAGGCATGTGTACGTCATCGTAGCGACGTAGCGCCTTCTTGGAGTGGGTACGCACCAGTGCCAGAGGGCGGCGACCTACTGACCAGTAGCCACCACCTACGGTTTCCACCCAAGGTTTCGGAGGGACCACACACGGCTGGTACATCGGGCTAATACCTGCGAGTGCGCCCGCTCGTTTGCTCAGGAGTTCCACGAAGGCCGGAGCCAGCTGGACCATCTGCATACTGGTCACATCGTCGGAGCCATCAGCCATCTTGTTCTTGGTCATTTCCACCAGACCAGTGCCCTCAATGAGCAGCTCCAGCAGCTTGGTCCCCACGTGCATCTGCTCATCGGTCTTCCAGCTGGCCCAGTTGTCGCCACCAAGCATCCCTTTGGAAATCATATCGGCCTCGACGACCTGCATGAAAGCCTTCTTGTACACGTGACCTACACGCTTGTCCAGCTGGTCCGCTACGTTCTTCTTGAAGTAGGCGGCTTCCTGCTCACGGATACGACCGAAGCGGGCCTCGTCCTCAAGGGCCTTGCCTAACTGTGAGGACACCTGCTGGATGGTGGCTTTAGAGGCATCTGTGAGCGTCCCTAAGACGACCTTAATGGTTAGCAGTGCGATTGCCTCACTGGACACTCCACGCTTCTCCTTGAGCACCTCAGCGCCCATACTAATGGCCAGCTCAGAGGGAACACCGTGCTTAATCGGGTAGTATGCACGAGGCTTCTTACCGCGAGCGTTTGCTTGCTCCTCCTTCCAGTCGTCAATGCGCTTGGTTAACTGCGGGTGCAGCGTTAAGACCAGCGGCTTAGCGGCCACGTTGTCAGCGAACTCACCAGCTTTCACCTGACGTTCTAACATCTTCAGGAAACGCTGCTCGCCCAGCTCGTACGCTTCATGCTCCAGTGCTAACTGCTCACGTGCCAGCTTGTCCCCGTAGTGCTCACTGAGGATGTTGTACGGAATAGCGGCCAGTTCAATCTCTGAGAAGTCATTACGTGCAATGTTTAATGCGTTCATTGTGTGCCTCTTTGTGAATAAAGTTTATCTATTGGTGCCTCACCATATCGGAGACACCTAAGATACACCTTGCTAACCCATAAGTCTACCCTGAAGGTAGTTGTCCACCGGAAGGCCCCGACCTTGCTGTATGGCGAGACCATCGCAGGCCATCCATGCGTGCACTCGCTGCTCGATTTTCGCAAGGTCGTACTTCAGGGCCTCGGCGTTAATCCGTTCGCGCTCCTCACGCCACCGAGCGTGGGCCTTCCGGCGTGCTCTACGTTCCTTATTGGCCTTCCGGCGTGCGATGCGCAGCTCCCCGTTCGGGTCACGCTTTGCCTTGTTGCGCTTACAGCGTTCAATCATTTTGGCGGTAGCTATCTGCTCAATCTCAGCGAGAAGCACCTCAGGCTCCAGCGAGAATGCCTCGCGGTCCCGGTCAGCTGAGAATGACACCGGGTCGGTAATCACTGGCTTGCCGTCCTTGGTGAACATGATGTTTCCGCTGTGCATATCGAAGGACGCAATCCCGTAGAAGAACTTGCGAATCATTTGACACGTCTCGATAAACGGCTGGTCACCCTCCGAGTAGTCCTCTGGGTCCGATTCACCTTCTACGAAGTAATATGCGAGGTCTGCGTAGCGATCGTGCTCATTGTTCGACCGGCGGCATGGTTCCAGCTCGTCCAGAACCACCGTATAGCATCCAGCGTGACGCGCTACATGATAGACGTTAGGAATCCCTACCCGGCCTTGGTGCATCCGGCAGAAAGCCACGTATGCGGCCCCTGAGTCCTCCTTCTTAAAGCCAACCTTAATGACCTTACCCGGTAGCAGCTCGTGCTTAAACGCTGCGCTGAAGTGACCATTACCCAGCAGGTTAAACCCAGCGTCTTTGGCCTTAATCTTCAGGGTTTGCCAGTAGTCCTGACGTTCCAGACCCCAATCGCTATCCGTATCGTCACCGTCGGACGTCTCAGCGTTCACGATGTCCGCGATGAGTGCTACCAGCAGCGGCTGGCGCTTGTCGAGTTCACAGATTGGCAGGTTACGGATGACGTCTAAACGTGCTTGCATATCGGTGTAGTTCATTAGGTTGTTTCCTTGAGTGTGTGTTAGTGGTTTAGTTAGTTGCTACTCGTTTCCAGCCTATAGGCGACCGTATGTAGCCGTCTGGTATCCGCTGAGGGTGATACAACTCCGTGTATACTTGCTGCATTACCCATTTACGCTGTCTAGCTGATGATCTACCAGCCCTTGCTGCAAGTATTCTCCTTGTCCGCTTCTCCCCGGCACCGTATGGCATCACCATCCGTGCAATCTTGAACGCTTTCTTCAGGTTAGTGCGTTGCGACATAGAATATCCCCACTTTGTTGGCCTTAAAGCGGCCATTAGGTAGCCGTACAGTAAAGCGAGGCAACACGCCCCACTTCATGTAACTGAATGATGCTTTGTGTACCTTGAGACCCTTACGGAAGTCTTTTACGAACACCGTAAGGATAAGCGAATACCCCCCAGGAGCATTATGATTACGAGAGGGAGTGACATTGTACATTACCTTGCGTGTGCGATAAGTTTGGGCCAACTGTGCCATTAGGTAGTCGTGGTGTTTACCGTGCATGAGAGCGAATCGGTAATACTTCAGGCCACCCTCGGATGACCTGTCGTTAACCGCTAGTCCCCACACTCTTGCGAATGGGTGACGCAATCTGTGTAATCTTGCAGTGCCTCACGGAATGAGTCAAACACCGTGAACTGTAAGCCGTATTGCACCATGTATTTGGTGGCCCCGGTGTAGTCCCGTGCTGTCGTCATAATGACCCCGTGGTTTAGTGCCTGCATTACGATTTCCATGCTATGTATCCTCAATGTTGCTAGTTGCCTAGTGTTAGTGGTTACTCTCAGGGTGACAGGACGTACCTTGCCAGAGACCTGAATGTAACCACTAGTTAAACACTAAGTGATGAGCGATGTACATATCAGCTAATCCATATTGTTAATGAACCTTAGAGGTTACTGCTCTAAGTCAGCCTCCATCGCTGGAGTGATTGCAGTATGTCCTAGCTGTGATTCAGAGTCAACACTTATTTTGATAATAATGTGATATATTTTCACTGTGCGTGACAAACTCTAAGTTATTCAGAGTGTTATTGGTCTTGTCGCCATCCTTATGATTGACCAGCGGCCTATCCTCATCAATCGTTAGGTAACTATAAGCTACCAACCTATGGACGCAGAACATGGACGACTTACCGTCTAACCTCAGGTTTACCACACGGTAGCCATGAGAACCCACAGGCGACTTCAAGACGCGTGGTACTCTCCCTTTATGGCTTATCACTTGACCCTCTGTAGTCACCTCATAGCCATTGTCTTTAAGTGTCTTAAGGTTTATCTCTTTATGTATATAGTTATTAGCCATTCGTTTCTCCTCTAAGTAATACTCTAAGCGTCTCCCTATAGTGTGTCCTAATTGATTGATGTATTAACACGGACCACCAATGGCCTTATAATGATGACTCACCGGATGGCCACACAGTTAACCTAAGGTATATGGTCTCAGGTCTAACCTCAGGATGTCCTAAGGTGGTTACCTCAGGTCTAACCTCAGGTGTGACTTGAAGGGCCAACAGATAGGGACACAGAGACATCAACATATAGTATCCCAAGGTGTCCCACACCACAACATATAGTATCACCTAAGGGATTCCAAAGGGTACCACCTAAGGTTAAACCTTCGGTTAGGGGTGGCCTATGGTTACTTTGGGTGGACTGGAGGGTACCGGGGGGATAACCAAAAGTGTAAACTGTGAGATGTACACTCAGAACTTTATGCAATATTCTTAAAGGTAACCTCAGGTAGTCCTCAGGTCAGTGCATAGACCCGTAGGTAGACCCAGTGAATCACCTAAGGTTAACTTTAAGTATTGACTATAGAGGGATGGAGTGGTGTATGCTGGTAAGCATCACTACGGAATCCCTAGCGCGTCAGGAAGACCCTAATCGCTACAAGTGAGTAGAGAGCACACGAGAGTCTCCAGTCCACCGAGTTGCTGCTGAGTAACCAGTGAAGCCCCAAGGGCACCAGCAAGTACCAGCAGAAATCGCCAAGTAGTCCTATGGCGCAGTAAGGTTAACAATAAGCGCATAGGTCCTCCTTATGTTGGCTCTTAGTGTCTTATAGTGAGAGGGTGATATTATCATCACTACCCTCTGCCTTTAAGGAGACTTAAAGTGAATAACTATATGAATGAATCTTTAAGTTGTCTTATAGTAATCTTTGAGTGGTCTCTCCCTATAGTGGGACCTAATTCCAAGTGTCTGTTATACATGGAGTTTCCTCAAAGTGGCCTTCCGTGGCCTAATGAATCCTTATGCACAATCCCTGCATAATCACCATGCGATGAACATAGTGTCATCCCCATCGTCTTCCCATCGGATGTCCACACCGTTGCTACTGGTGGCCCGGAACTGGGAGATGTTACTCAGGGGCTTCTCCATGTGGTGCTCCAAGAACTCCTGAAGTACCTCAGCCTCTATCTTCACAGCGTCCTGCTGCATCGTAGAGCGTAGGAACTCGACACCCAATGCTAACGCATCAAGTCGGTCATCGTGTGCCACAGCGCCCTTCTCACGGCTCATGCGGGTCATCTGGTAGAACAGGCTGTACTTCAGAGCGTGCTTACCGTCTGCGTCACGTGCCGTCTGGTAGTCCTGTCGGATAACCTCATCACGGATGACCAAGCGGTGACTTGCCAGTACAGGCTCAAGGGTATCGCAGATGCGGACCTCTTTCATACCACGAGCACGAATCTCTTCGAGTTGCGCTGGGTGATGCTTCAGGAGCACAGGCTGGAACACGTTACCGAACATACCGTCACCGAAGTTACTTTCGAAGACCACAGTCTGTACCTGCCACTGTTTGGCTTTCTTGGCGAGGAACTCAAGGGACTTCTCTTCGTAACCACGAGTACCACCAGCGTCCATTAGGTAGATGTAGCCGTTGAGGGTATACAGCACGCACCAGCCAGTCTCATCCTTACCGCGACCACTGGGGTCAATGACCAGAATCTTGCCTTGATACGCACCAGTGTTACTGGAGGCTGTATGGAAGGAGTAAATCTCGTCACCCTTCATGCCCACGTTAGGAAGCTCCTCATTGCGATTCTGACGGTTTGGGAGCCACTGGTAATGCATTGGGGCCTTGTCCGCCTGTAGACCGCATACGATAGCGTCACGGAGGCGTAGAGGGTACTTCTCGGCGTCACTGAGGTTAGGGTTGAGCATGAACTGAAGCGTATAGCCAGCCTTGCCGTATTCCACCTCACGTTCCTGAAGGTCCATGGAGTCGAATCGAACCGGGTCAGTGGGTTGACTGCTGAGACCCTCTTTGTCCTCATCGTACTCGCTGCGGAGCATCGGGGCAAGGCGGTCACCGTAGTACAGGTCTTCCTCTTTGGAGCGAGGATATTGTGCAGGCCAGATAATGGTGGAGTACCCACGGTTGTCCTCAAGTTCCTTGTAGAGTGTCATCTCGGTCTGAGGAGTGCCCAGATAGATAACACGGCTAGTCGGCAGAGGTTTCAACAGTGCGGCGAACTCCTGAACCAACGTCCAGAGTTTCTCTCGGGCACCTTGGGTTGCAGAGTTACCCGGAATCTCCACGTCATCCGCAATGATGATATCGGCACGGCTACCAGTTAGCTGCCCCGTAATACCCACAGACTTAACTGACGGGCTGTGGTCAGGCTTGGCAGGGCCTACATCAAAGCTAATCACGGAGTCACGCTGACCGGGGCGAGGCTTAAGCTCACTCAGGAAAGGCAACAAGTCGATGATGTTCTTGATGAAGATGGAGTTAGCGTCCGCACGTTCCTTAGAGGCTGAGACAATAAGTATCTTTAACTGCGGGTCTCGCCATAGCGTCCACACTACGAACGCACACGTGATGAACGACTTCCCGATACCACGGAAAGCCTGAAGGATAAACTTCTTGTTCTTTGGGTCTGCCAGACACTTGGCCATGTCGATTTGACACTTGGTTGGTTCCGGCAGGTTCAGGGCCTTCCACAGCACGAAGAGAAAGGCGACAAAGTCACCCTTCAGTTGCGCAATGATTAAGGCGTTCTTGGCTTGCTGAGAGTTACTCAATGTTCACCTCCTTTCCCTTGCAGCTTACGAATAGTGTCCTGTAGGGCCTTCTCTTTGAGGTCGGCCTTCTGGGTTATTGCGATAAGACTTCGAGCAGTTGCTTCGTGTAGTTCGACGGAACCATCAACGAGGCATCGACCGTCTGGTCCTGCGGGGACACTGGTAGGTTTGACTCTGACGCGCAGCCGCTTATTGTCGCTACGCAAATCAGCAATAATCCTATCAGTGCTGCCCTCCAGCCCCTCAAGGTCTGCTTGGTACTTAGCCGATACTGCATCAATCGCTTTCTGAGTTTCAGCTCTAGCCGTTTGCTTCTTGACGTATTCATTTTGTACTACCTCCTTCCATTTAGCGTCCGTAGATTGCGAACCCAAGTGCCACCCGAAGGCAAACACCATGATAGCCACAAGATACGGGACGATTCTCTTTGTAAACTCTAGCATAATGCCTCCCGTTGTTTCTCAGATTTCACGTAGGAACGCCTAGCGTAGTGCAATGACATCCATAAAGGCACTACATATAGTAGTACCTTGAGTATATCACTGTAGGGTGAACGTATCGTCGTCTGTCAGACCATCAGCGCCCACCTTGGAGTTATAAGCCTCCAGACCCTCAGCCAGTCCGCCCAAGATGTTGACGTCAGGGGTCAGCTTAGAGATTTGGAACTTGTGTCGCTCCAGTAGTTTACCAATGGCGTTGTACAGCTGAGGGGTCCGCTTCTCTGGATTCTTCAGGTCCACGAGCATCTGCTGAGCCATCTCAGTGTCTAACATTTCGAGGAACTTAATCAGGTCCATATGTTACTCCTTATTAGCTTTCTTCCAGTCAATGATTTTGTCGACTACCTTGGCACCAATTTGAACCACTGTGTAGGCGATTGCCGCGACGTAGAACCACTCGTTGAGTGAGAGGCCCCAGAAGAGCCTCGCTACACCGTCAGCCCCAGCGACCCCCGCAATGGGAGCCGCCTTGATAACTTCGTTGTTGAAGTCTAGGGATAACATGTTACCTCCTGTTAGTCCCCAAGGTAGACCAGTCGGAACTCCTTGAGGTTCATGTTAATGGTCGGGTTGCTCACCGTAATGAGGACATCCATAGAGTTAGGCATGTCAGGGGTCGCCGTGAGGACAAGCGCAGGGGCGTTGGCCTGTACGTTAGTATCCTGTACGGTGTCCACTGTGGCAGTCTTAGAGTTAGAGAACTCAATGACTGGCTGCTCAGAGGCGTTACCACTAAAGGATGCCATACGGCGCACCTTAATGTCCACGTTGGAGCCTTTTGACCCGGCACCCACCTCAAACGTGAAGAACTGGTTTACACTGACAATGGCCCGCATGTTAACCGGAATCGGATACAGCACACGGAAACCGACGTCAGGCTTAGCCTTCATGTTCCTGTTGGTGTCCCAGCTCTGCAGGACCGTCTTGTCTTCCAATAGGAAGTTAATCGGACGAACATACATGGAGCGCTCGATGTAACCATTAACACGGTTATCGCGGAGTCGGGACAGACCGTCAACACCAGAGCCGAACCCGATGGAGTCAGGGACGAACTTTACAACACACGACTGGGCGTTAGTCGTACCGAAGTACACGTGGTATGTACAATTGGTCTGCGTAACGTTCTTCCATACGGAGAACTTGGAGCGCAGCGCCACAGCGTTGTCGCAGTTGTTCGCGTGGATTCCATCAAAGACGTTCGGGTGAGCTTGGTCGTAGAAGATACCAGCCCCAGTGGTGTAGTACTCAGCCACGCAGGTCTTAGCGTTACCAATGCGAATATTACGGGTGACCGCTCCTTTCGAGTTGTTGACAAGGATGCCCTCAGAGGAGGCTGTACGGCCAAGGCTCGGGATGTCAATGTCATAGAACGAGCAGAACTCAGTGTAGTTCATTGAGCCGCCAGAACCGTGAGGTGAGCCATCAGCAATAGGTTTTAACTGACGGAATCGACCGATGGTGCAGTTCGTGGAGTTGGCCATAAAACCTACACTATAGTACGTCTCGTAGTGGTTAGGTTCGACACACGTGATATCGTAGGCGTGCATGTTGTGACAGCTTGGCGTAGCTGGTGGAACGTCAGAACCAAAGTTGATAATCTCGGTCCATCCCTCGCCCCAAATGTTGAACACATCGCTATCCACAGCGTTGGCACCAGACACCGCATAGCCGCCCTTCAGGGTCGTTCCGTTAGGGTACGTTGCGACTAGGTACATATCAGAAACACGACACAGTCTACTCTGGACCTGTGATGGGTTATCTCGCACATACTGTCCACGAGGAAGCTCAGTGAACGCTGAGTTTACCACAGACCCAGTCGTGGCCCATGTGCCATCATTAAGGCACTGAATGGCCTTGTCTCGGTTCTGCTCGTAGCCACTACCAATGACGAACCCACTACGGCTCTTGCGGGCATACAACGGGTCCGTAAAGTTCACGCGACAGTTAATGCCTGTACCACGGAACCAAGTGCGGTCGAACAGGAACACAGGGAATCCAATCTTGTACTCCACAGGTGGCGTTGGGACGTCGATTACCGCCCCTCCAATCCGCTGAGCCTCAAGTGCTGCCCTCTGGAAAGCCGGATAGTCGTCAGCGACCCCGTCTCCTTTTGCCCCGAAGCGTAGCACTGATATTACTGGAATCTCATCGAATGCCTCTTGGATAGTGCGCCCATCCTTGAGCACACCAATGGTTGAGCCTTTCGGCTGATTAAATTTTGGTAACATGTAGCCTCCTTGATTGGCGAATAGGGATTATGACCTGTCCAGCACAGCCTGTACCGTCTCACCGCTGGTTGTACCAATGGTGCTAGCTCCTGCGGTTGAAGATAGGAGGTCCTCAAGCGGGACCTTAGATTCTGTGGTCTGCGCCACGAGAAAATCTCCCGCTTGGAGGGGTTGTGCTAGGGTTAACTGTTGGGTAGATAAGTTGAACTCAAAGTGATAGTTTAACTCTTGGCGACAGCCATTTACCTCAAGATATGGAACGGCGAACACGGTGGTTGGTTTATTAATAGTGATAACCTGTTCGCCCCCTACAGCGCTCCCATTGTTATACACCCACGCAACACCTCTAACAAGGGCTGTATCCTCCGCGAACTTGTTAAGGTACTCACGAAATTCGGCATCAAGCTCTTCCATGTCCGAAAGTATGCCACCAGCCTCACCCAAAGTTGTATCCAGCTGATTCTTATTGACTGCATCTGTACCGTTGATACCCGGAGCCAGTCTAACGATTCTACGGTTACGTGCATCAAGGTTACCAGCATCATCCTGAGGCATTGTCATAAGTGCCGCATCGCGTGCTTCCTCTGCGATATGTGCCGACTGTATCTGAGACACGTTAAGGTCAGCAGCACGGAGAACCGAGCCATCACTGAAGTCAACGATTCGCTCAGACGCTGAGGTGAACCGTCGGATTTCCACACGGTCGAACCCAGATGTATCCACAAGGAGCTTCACTCTGGTCTTAGACACGTAGCGGTACTCAGTGATGTTACTCAGCAGTCTGCGGTTGTCGTCAGCTACCAGCGACACACGGACAAACTTACGGGACAGGTAGTCGAACGGGATGTCGAACTCAGTGGCCCCTACTGGGTACTGAATGACTGTTTTAATGTCTTGGTCCATTGTGACCTCCTTATGTTGAATGAGAAGGGAAACCGTCGGGTCTCCCTATAGTGTGTCCTAATTAGTTAGGCTTCGGCTGTTGCTTGATGGTGACCCCGTTGGCCTCATAGATTTTCATGATGAGCTGCTGGGTCAGTGGGTCGTTCGGAACAAGCTCCTTGGTGGAGTTCATCAGGCCAGTCATGTAGTCACGCTCAGTCGGCTTGTTAGGCGCTGTAGCAACACCGTAGGCGTTCTTAGCGGTCGCAATGACGTTCCCTACGTAACCCAGAGCCGGAACCTGAGACCCTAAGTTGCCAGCAAGGTTGCTCGACTCAGCTCTACCTTTGGACGCTCCGTCTTTCTTCTGGAACTGTTCCTCCTTGGGTAAGATGGTGGAGCGCAGCATGTTGGCGTCTTGGAACCCAGCGGCACCAGCCATCATCGAAACGATAGACAGCGGGGCACCAGTGTGGGAACTTCGAGTCAACGCTGCGTAGCCCAACATGGTCGGGTTCAGGGCTTTCTTCAGGTAATCCTTACGTTGAGACTCTTGGAGGCTGTAAGCCTTCACGTGGGCCTGCATCGCAAAGTAAGTCCCGGCGATACCCAGAGACAACACGTGGGTCAACGCCATGTCGATAGCGCGGTTGTTCTTGTAGCCCTCGTAGAAGGACCGAATGAACTTGGCGTTGAGTGACTTGATGGTGAAGTTCTTGAACTGCATAGCCATCTTGACACCAGCACCGTACGCCTTGGAATCCTGCTGGGATACCTTGTGAGGACGCAGCATGGTCTCATCGGCAACCTTATCGGCAAGACGCCACAGGTCCATCGCTCTCGGGTCCTGACTGAAAGCCTTCTTGTCCTTGATGGTGAACTGACCGTTAGCGTCACGAGTCGCGTGGTCGACAAAGAGTTGCTTGATTCCCTTCCACTGCTCAGTACTGATAGAGGCAGCTTTGAGGAAGTTCTCTTTGCCAAACTTGGAACCCTTACCGCCTAGGGCCGCACCAGCCACATCACCGAGCACACCCTGACGGGCAGTGTCCAGAATGTAGTTAGCCGTACCGTTCAGCATCTTGGTCCAAGGAGAACGGGCCGACAGCTCCTGAGTACCGAACTTGATGGTACCAATGACTGACGCCATGGCTCCACTGGTATCGGAAGCCTCACGGATTCGCTGTACGATGTCCTCACGTCCCGGACGGATTAACTGGTCGAGTTCCTTACCGAACAGCGCCCCATGGAGTTCACGGAGTTCACTACCGGAAACCGGAGATGTTCTGGTCGCTAGGTCGCGCAACGTTGGGATGCCGTGAAGCATCGCCTTAACGTTACCCTTGGCCAACATGCCAGCAATCTCTGTGAGGTTCTGCGGACCCATGTAGAAGTTCTTAGCGAAGAACGCTAGGTCATTCAGGGTGCGCATAGCAGTCTCAAAGGCTGTATCGTTGTTGCGGCGAGCACGTCCAGTGAGAATCTTAACGGTGTCCTTCAGTGCTTCCACTTCACCCTTCAGTTGTCCCTTGCGTTCGGCCCGCTTGTCTAACGCCATGATTTCGTCCTTGAGCTGCTGCGTGGTCTTACCGCTACCTCCCATGATGGAGATATCACCGTTAACTCGACGGTCGTACGCTGGGACAATCCGTGCCATGTCGAAGTCCCTCAGGTCGTTGACGCTGAAGGTTGACCCATCCGGCAAGGTAACCGGGATGTCGCTGTCGAACATGTTACGGGCCTCAAGGAACGAGTTGTTCTCGATACCGACCAGACCTGTGATGTTGTCGTCGATGACACTGGATGCCGTGAAGTCCTCAGTGTGGCTGATACCGTACGCCTTATCCATGGCGTGCTTCTGGACCACCTCAGGTGTCACTTGGTCAACCGACTTGTAGCCGTTGAGTTCCATCAGGTACTCGTCGACACGTGCCTTGACCTCAGGGCGCACTCGGTAACTGGTGAGCCAGCTCTGAGCGATAGCCTGTTGGAGTCCTTCAGGTCCACCCAGCTTCTGAGTCATCAGCTCCTTAGCACCCCTGTCGTACACGTTAGGTACGTAGGTGCCCTTGTGACGACTACCGGGGAAGATGCTCACGGCGTTAGCATTACCGAAGATACCCGGCTGTTCCATCAGTTCACGCTTGGTGTCGAAGTGCTCTTTCAGCAGGTCCATCACCTCACGTTCACCTTTGGTCAAATCAGCCTGTAACTCTGGACGCTCAATCGCCAAGGCTGCACGCTTGTAGACTTCCTGACGGATGGCCCTGCGCGACATCTTCTGCTCACCGATGGAGAACTCTGGGTCCTTCATGGCACGGTCAACAGCGTCATACAGTTGGTTGTACATCCGCTGGTCAGTCGCATGGAGCCGCTCATGGATGTCCGAAGCGGTCGCACCAAACTTACCACTAGACCCTGATTGCATCCCTGTGGGAGAGCGCACGAGGTCCTGAGCGATTGCACGTACACCAGCATCCTTGGACCCTAAGGTCTTCAGGCCAATCTCAGTGAACCCACCTAGCTTGATACCGGGAGCTGCACGCTCTGGGTCAATCTCTGCGAAGTCACGCTGAGTCCTTGGGTTAAGCGGGTTGGTATCGCTCAGGATGGAACCATTGGCCAGAACCACTGCGCCCTCTTCGGTCGGGTGGTCAGCAAACGGAACACCTCTGTGGTTCTGCTCGAACGCGAAGTTCTCTGGAGGTAGCGTCGAGGTGTCGTGACCGCCAGTGTTGATGGCAGTCTCTCGTGCTTCCATACGAAGTGCTGGACCAGCGAACTCATTCACAGAGTCTACTCCACGTGCCTTACGGATACCAGCGGCGACAGCGTCACTAAGGGCAGACATGCCTGCACCAAACAGTAACCCACCGAGTGCCGCATCAGCGTAGTGAGCTTCGCCACCAGCTACCGACGTACGGATTCCCTCAGAGGCAACGCTGAGTGCCCCAGCCTGTGCACCTACTCGCAGGGCCTTATTGACCACCTTGAGTCCCTTCCCGGCCACGCCGACCAGAGGCACATAACTAAGCGGGTCAACACCAGCACCAACGATACCAGCAGCGAGTTTCGCCCCAGTACCAGCCTCAGCGGCCCGTTGGTCAGCCTCGAAGTTATCCTTGGCCAGCTTGATGAGTGCGTCCCAGTTCTCACCGTCACCACCAGTCACCACACCGTAGTAACTCGGAGGCAACCCAGAGTCGCGCAGCTTCTGCAAGTCCTCCTTGGAGGGAACGTAAGAGTTCCATCGAGTCGGGGTCATCGTGTCCTTGAACACATCATACCCATCGTCAGCACGCGCAGCACGGAAGGCCACACCCAAGGTGGAGTTCTGAATCTGAGCCTCAGCCGCATCGCCGAAGCCGAAGAAGGTGGACCGAGAGTTGTACTCGTCGAGAGTCGTCCCGGTCTTCTCCCAGAAGTCCTTAGCGTATGGAGTGTTGGGCGCTTCCTGCGCTACACCCTCAACGTCGAACCCGTGGGACTCCGGCAGTTCGGTACCTACCTTGCCAGCCTTAGCGATGCCCTTGAAGGCATCCTCTGCGGGAATCCCTTTACCTTTTGGGGTGATACCACCGAACGCTTCAAGAGCACCCGACTGAGGACTCTTGGCCACGTCCAGCAGCTTACGCATGTAGTTCCGGCCTTCCTCAGAGATAGACCCGAAGTCTCCCTTGTCGTACGCTTGGAGCTGAGGGGCACCCGCTGGGCCTTCACCTTGGTTGTACGCTAGGGCCGCTTTAAGCTCATCCCCATTGTACTTCTTAACGAGACTGGCAAGCAGCTTAGCGCCAGCGTCAATGGCTAACTCTGGGTTGTATCGCCCATCGTCATCACCATCGGTCACGTTAAGGCCCATAGCGCGGGCCGTGTTGCGGGTGAACTGCATGATGCCCTTAGGGCCAGTCTTAGAGACGGCCTTAGGGTTGAAGGATGATTCGTTAAACGATAACTTGCGCAGGAGGTCATAGGAGACCCCATGAGAGTCTGCTGCCTTCTGGAAGATGCCATCGTAATCGCTAGGTTTGGACTTATCGTAGCTCATGTTGTCTCCTTAATGATTATTGGTCACCACCTCCATAGATGAACTTCGGAGTGGCTTTACGTTTCGCACGGACACGCTCACCAGCGGCCTTACGGGCCTGAGTGGCTGCGGAGATAGGTGCACGCTTGGTTGCTTCCTTCAGTGCCTTCTCTTCGGCTTCCTTGGCCAGTCGCTGCTGCTGTTCCTGATAGGTGCGAGTCAGTAGCTCCTTGTCGTAGCGGATGCGTACAGTGCCAGTGGTGTCCATCATGTAGATAGAGTCACCCTGCTGGTACATCGTCAGCTGCTTGTTGGTTACCCAAGGGTTAGCCGCAATGATTCCCTTACGGGCTTCTTCAAGGATGTCTCGACCCTGCTCCCAGCTCTTGGGGTCATCACTGACCTGTAAGATGTTCTTCGGGATAATACCAATGGTATCACCATCCACGTCATCGCCTTTGAAGGTCACAGTGGATTCCTTGAGGAACTTGTCGGTCTGCTGCATCGCCATGTCGCTGTTGCCTGTACGGTACTTGACGCTGTCGTAAATCTTACGGGCCATACCATCCAGACTGGCCGGAATGCGGGACAGCTCTGGGGACTCTGAGTTGTTCTTCAGGGACGCCCACGCCTTATCGTCCTCGTACTGCATCTCTTTGGTGAGACTGCGGCGAGAACGGTCAGCGTCGATGAGAATCTGCGGGTCAATGCCCTGCTTGTCCATCATGTCCATCGTCAAGAACAAGTCAGCCTTGTCCGGGTACAGTGCAGCGAAGAGGTCCGGGTCGGTGTTACGCATGGTGCGCAGTTTGTTCAACGCCGCGGTATCCTCAGGTAGCTTACCGTTAATCACAGCGGCAGACCACTCAGACCCGGCGTCGGTTACCATCTGGCCCACAACGGTACGGAAGGCTCCACCCTCTGAGTCTGCCCGTAGGTAGCTCAGCTTCATGCGGTCCTTCTGTTGCTCCGTGAGCTGCATCTGGTCAATCTCAGCCAGCTTACCGTTGGCATAGTTCACCATGTCACTGTGAGTGAACTCGCCAGTGTTCTCGTTGGTCGGCATGTCCTTGTAGCTGGTGGACACGTACTGACCGTTGATGCGCTTGGTGAACTGCTGGTCGATGACCTGATTCTTGTTGATGGTCTTCTGACGCTTGTCCATCTCCTTGGCTGCTGCTTGAGCCTCCTGACGGAAACGGGCCTGCATCTGCTCCTCAGCCTGAATCAAACGCTCACGCTCTGGGGTCATCTGCTCACCGGGCTGTAGACGGTCAAGTTCCGCTTTGGCACCTTGAAGCATCTCCCAGCCCTTGCTGGTATCGTCTTGGTTCAACGCGCTGGTAATCCCAAGGCGGAAACCTTCGGACAACTTAGCGTCATTGTCGAACTGAGTCGACTGGGCCTTGACCATCAGGGCGTTCCATTGCTCCTCTCCCATCAGCTCCTTATAGGTCGTGGTCTTCCCGTTAAGGGTGACCGGTCGGCCCTCAAGGCTCTGGAGGAAGTTGGTAGCACCCGGACGCTGGATGACGTCGTTAAGGGACCCGATGATGACCTGCTGTGCCTGAGCGTCGCTAGGGATGCTCCCGGTCTTAATCGCGTTGTCGATGTAGCGCTGGAAGAACTCACCGGACTCTGGACGTGCCAGAACCTGTGGGTCTTTAAGCACGCCTGACAGCTCCACCTTCGAGGCCAGTATGGCACCCTTCTGGGCTTGCTCGCTCAGGAACGTATCGTGCTTACCGTACAGCGAGATGTTGCGCTCGGTGATGTTCGCGTTGAACCCTCTCTGGAACTCAGAGTCCTCAGGGTTAATCATGAACTGTTCAGCGAACTCATTGGCACCTTCGGTCAACCGCTTGTGGCGGTACTCTTCCATCTCAGCACGAGTACGGAACTCACCGTTCTGAACGCGCTGTGCCACTTCGTCGTCAATGAGGAACGCAGCGTTACGACCAGTCTTGAACCGTAGGGCCTCCATAGCGTACGGGTCATCCTGATACAGCAGGGTCCCGTTCTTGATTGCCTCTCGGCGCTGCTCTGGGGTCAACTTACGGATAATCTCATCGGACCGCTCCTCAGCTTTATCTCGCTGGCGCTTGTCGTATGCATCCGCTGCCTCACCCATCGCTGCCCCAAACTTCGCCAAGGACTGCACTAGGTTGGACTGGCGGACACCTTCCTGTTGAATGGTTACTGGGCGATACTGCATGGACGCTGAGCCACCACGGATACGAGTAGACCCGGCCTGCGGTAATTGGCCCAACGCTTGTTCTAATTTACTAGCCATTACTTACCTCCTACCTTAGTGCCTTTGGCCTGACTGATTGGGGCCTTGGTGGACTTGCTGTCGAACGCACCAGAAGCATATGCGGACGCTGCTTGTGAACCCATCATTGCCAGAGGGTCGAGCACCTGTTCCAGTTTTGATTTACCTTTGGTCTCAGCTTTCTGCATGGTCTTAACTTGGTCGATAGTGGACTCAGAGTTACCCAGCTGCTGAGCGAACAGTGACGCATAGTCTCGACGGTAGTTATCGGTGACCGCGTTGGCCTCCCGAATGAACTTGCCCTCCTCGATTCTACTGATACGTTCCATGCTGGCACCCTCAAGGTTTCCCTCTCCGATTGCCGCACGGATTGTACCCATGGCCTGAACCTTATCGAGATTCTTAGCGGTCAGGTCCGCACTGGCTTCTTCCAGCTTCTGCTTCTGCTCAAGGCTGGCGTTAGCGTTCTGAATGTTTGACTCTTTAATCATCTGGGCAGACTGTCGGCGCATCTGGTCATTCTGAAGGCCAATCATCTTGGCTTCATTGCGTGACTGACCGATGGCTTGTACTGCTGTCATTGCGATTGGTATTGCGGCTACCCAACACATATGGTTATCCTCCTAGATACTTTATAGCGGCCTTGAGTACCTCATGGTTATCCCTAAAGTACCCGATGCCTCGGTTGCAGTTATCACACAATAGACCACGAACGGCACCAGTTGTATGGCAATGGTCTACAGCCAGCGCCCTACGTTGCTCCGATTCATGCTTACCACAAATCTTGCAGCAGCCCTTCTGAGCCTCAAACATTTCGGCGCGTTGTTCTGAGGTTATACCGTACTTCCGTTCAAGACGCTTTGCAGCCACCTTATGGTAGGACTCTTTGTGCGCATTACTCTTACACTCACGACACTGAGGGTATAGGCCATCTGGTCTACACTTGTCCTTTCCGAACTCGCTCCGTGGTTTCTCCACTTTGCACTTAGAGCAGCACTTCATGATTTCCTCCGAATGATGAATAGTTGAAACTTACCATCGCAGGTGTATTCCTCTTGGAACTCCGCACCGATGGACTTTAAGAACCTAATGTGTGGCTCATTTTCAATATAAACAAAATTCCATAAGGACTCATATCGTTCGAGCAGTTGGTCTCGATACTCAATCACCAGCTTACGGAACTTGAGCTTGGCTTTAAGGCTTAACTTCTCAACCTTATCACTGGTCACAAGCCAACAACAGTCTCCAACGTTTCCACCTATAGCCAAAGGAAAACCATCGTGGTCTAACGTGACACACTCAGTAACCGCTGGGAACGATGGTTCTATACCCATGGCCTGTGCCTCAAGTACGTCATGGTAGGCCGGGATGAATAACTCGAAGTCATTACTTACAGTGTTTCTAATGTACATGCTTTAAGTCCCCTCTTAGTGTGGTCTCCCTATAGTGTGCCCTAATTGAGCACACCATAAGGATTCCTTCAGTTAAATACCGTTGGCGCGTCTGCTGTAGTTACCCTCCCAGCCGCACCCGATGATTGACACCGGGGAAGCGTTGAAGGAACTCAGAGACACCTTCTGATACAGCGCGTTACCTGTCACCGGGAAACGATACTGACCAGTAGTCGTGGCCTTCTGGCCCAGACGCAGACCAGTAGAGCCTACTCTGGCGTTGACCAGATAGTTGAACTCACGGTTGCCATTCTCGACGCTCACAGTGAACGCACCAGTGTTCTGATAGTTCACCCACGCCCTACGCAGCTGTAGACGACCAGAGTCCTCAGTGGACGTTGTGCCATCATTCTGCTCCTGCTTGATGAGGAACCGACTGAACACATATTGGAAGTCATACAGGAACCCAATGACGATATCCTTACCGGAGATGTCACCGCTAATGCGGATGTCTGGGGTTGAATCCCAAGAGTCACCCATCGGCTCATACTCAGTGATTTTACCGTCACTCTCGCAGATTGCCACCGTGCCCTTCGAGAACGATGCACCGTAGATGTCCTTGACGTTCACTACCGTCTGGTTGGTCTCTACGTCGTATGCAGTCTCTGAGATGTGGTATGACCGCTTGGCGTCCACGTGGAACCTGTACGGCTCAAACGGGAAGTCGGTCGACTCCTTCTTAAAGTCCACCGCAGCTATCCACACGTTGTAGGCGTTCCGCATCAGCAGGTACATCGTTGAGTTGATACAGTTTGCTGCCATCACCTCCACACCATCCCCGAAGTCCCAGTGGGACCACGACTGCTGGCGGATGTCCTCATCCATGTAGAGGAACTTGTAGATGAACACCTTACTGGGAGCGCCCTTGGTCAGCACACACGCGAAGTTCTCCGTACCAGACCCGTTGATGCTGTACACACCGTTCGGGATGTAGTTCGGGACGTGGGCCGTCATGTCCTCTGCGTTCTTCACAGAGCTTACATCTTGTACCGCGTAGTAACGCATGATGGACGTAAAGGAGCTGCGAGGAGACGCATAGTAGATATTCCGACCGATACCGTAAGGACGCGCACGGTCCGACACATCGAACTGGGTGGTCAGGTCCAGCTGTGCAGTCTTAGCGGATAACACACCGTTGGCCGACAGGACGAACTGTGCCTCATCAGACCACAGCAGAAGCTCCTCTGCGAAGCTCACAGCGTACTTAAGGACCGACACTCGGTTATGACTCACAGCAACATCCAGCGGGTCATCATCCGTATAGTTGGCCACTGACGGCGGGTAGAACTCAAAGTATTTACTGGTGCGGGACAGTACGATGTTCTCCCCAGAGATGAACCCTAAGCGGTTCCTGAAGAAGAACACGTCAGTTATCGTTGAGTTAACAAAGGACGGCTGAGGGTTAGTGTCATCGTCACCAGCACGGCGGTCCTTCCACTCGTGATACCCAAGGTCAAAGTTACCGTCAGCCGCACGTACCAGCGTCCAAGGCATCGTGTGATACTCAAGGCCCACCGAGATGTTCCAACCTACGGTTTCCTTCCAGACCTTCTGCGAAGCGTCATACTTCACGTAGTACTGGTCAGCAGTCTTGGATGTGTCTCCGACAATCTTCACCATGTACCCGTCAGGCGCGTTAAGTGGCAACTTAGAGAAGCTCTGGACGTAGTGGGTCACCGGGTTAATCAGCTGGTCTGCATAGCCGTCCCGCGTCTGGAACTCGTCGAGAGTTACCCCAGCAGGAGCAATACAGTGGATGAAGCCAGTCCCCACGTTGAATGTCCACGTTGGGTGGGCCACACGAAGTAGGTCAGCGAGTGCAGCCGCAATGGCCTGTGCGTCAACCTTGGGCGGGTCATCCTTAGCGTTATCACCCGGAGGTAGCTGGTGGCTGACCCATACACCGTTAATGTTCACTTCGAGCTTACGACCATACTGGCCACCACGGACGTTGACAATCCCATCCACGTTGTCCCTGAAGGTGCCACCGTTGGTCACGTTCTGGTTCTCGCGGACCTGTCTGGTGCGGTTAACGATGAACGTGTAGTCGGCCACGGTGACCATCCGCAAGTTATCCTTAGGGTTTACTACGGAGATGTACGAGCGGTCACCTCTGACCTGATACTCGTAGCCGGACAGGTCGAATACCCGAACGTCGTTCCCAGTGAACACTGCGTAATACTGCTCGTGCTCATCTCGGTTGATGAGATGAATGTACGGGTCTTCCCCAAGGTATCCCCGCGCTCCCAAGGACTTGATGAACACCATAGGTGGCCGCTTCTGGAGACCCTCAGTCTCGGAGGACCAACCGTTGACCTGAAGTGTACCCTGCTCTGGGTACCGTAAGATTTCAGGCTGCTGGCTAATGCCTCCCTTGAGGTTCTTTATACTTTGGCTCACGAGACTCATGATGCTCCTCCCAAATAATCAATTAGACGTTTAATCCTCGCTGGGTCGTCTTCAAGAAACCCTAGGGATTTGTTACAGGCGTGACAAAGAAGTCCTCGGACCTTCCCGGTTGTGTGGCAGTGGTCTACGCAAAGGTGCTTAAACCGACCACTTGGCCCCTTATGGCAAATCCTACAGACACCTCCCTGCTCCTCAAGCATCCGGCCAAACTCCTCTGAAGTGATTCCGTAGGTGTTCTTGAGTATCCACTCCCGGTGACTTGCCCTACACTGGGCGCTGGTAGGTTTCCCACGCTTACCTGACTTTCTGCAGTCCTTGCACTGTGATTGTCCGCTTGGGCGTCCAGAGGACTTACCATACTCTGATAAGGGCTTCCACTCGGAGCACTTAGAGCACTCCTTCTCCCCGTTGACAATCGGCTTTCGTTTATTGGCCATTTGGCCCTCCTTATGCGGTTGATGATTAACGTCCGATGATTCCACCAACAAAGCTATCGCCATCAATCATATTGTATTGCCCGAAGTCCATCTCGTACTCGTTGCACGCCATCCGTGCTTCCATCTCTTCCTGTGCCAGAGAGTTCTCTACGTCCTCCGCTCCGAAGAACCGAGAGTTGAACTGGCGGCTGGCCTTGGTGACTATCCACTGGCGGAAACACTCAGGCATCTCGTCGTAGTCCTGAAGCGTGATTAGGGTCACTGTGATTGCCCCAGAGAAGGTATCTGTCCCTGTTGCCTTGTCGTACACCCAACCACCACGGTTAACGTACTGGCCACCGAGGATGGACAGGTAGGCCGGACGGAATGGGATAAGCCCAGTGTCTGCGTCCGGGGTCAGTGTGGCCGACTCGTTGATATTGAAGGCCCAACCCTTAGACTGAATCTGGCGGTTAATCCTGTTGAGGATACGACGAGCGTTCGCTACGTCTGCGCTACCATCTTCGTCAAGGGTTGTCACCGGGGATTCACCGATAGCTGCGAGCATCTCGTTGATAGCATCCAGCTCAGCGGCAGACCCGAAGTAAGCATCTTGCATGTTCATAATGTAAGCTCCTAACGAAAAAACCCCTCAGAGACCGTGAGTGGTCCCCAAGGGGTTTGGCTTATTAGTTAGTCACGACCAGCTTAAAGGACTTCATTTCAGACCCGTCAAAGCTGACAGTCACTAGAGTTTCGCCTACAGCGATTCCTTTGAAGTACAGCGTGTTGGTCCGGCGAGTGTGGCTGGCAATACCTGAAGTACCATAAGATACCTCAAGGCTTGACCAATCCGTTACTCCTTCCATCCCATCGAGTGCTACCTTAAGCGAATCACCATTAATAGCTACAGTCTGCACCTCATACTCAGACGGGGTTACCGCCCGAGCACTAAAGGTATTTACGCTGAGGCCGCCTTGAAAACCAGCGCACCAGCAGATTCTGGACGCAGGCCGCCGTGACCCATCGCGTACTTAGCGACAATCTGGTCAGCCTGATACTCGGTACGACGAGCACGTTCCAGAGCCAGATCTTTCAGCTTAACGGTACCAACAGCGGAACGGTGCTGGAACAGGCCCACAACGTTCTCTTTGTTGACTTTACCGCCAGTTTCCGGGAAGGCGTGCTTCTGGTTGGTCGCTTCTGCGCCTTCATCCGGGCGGTCATCACCAGCACCACCAGCAGTCAGGTGCGGAACCTCAACGACTTCGAAGCCCATCACGTTACGGATAGAACCACGCTCAGGGTCAATCAGAGCCGCATAGTTCGCAGCGTTAGGCATCAGAGCCGCCAGAATCGCAGAGTACACGTCCGGGGTGGTGTAGAACGTACGGTCGTTAGCCGGGACGTAGTTCTTGGTCAGAGCCGCACGAGCAATGGTCAGCTGAGCGATAACCGCTTGTCCCAGTTTGACCGGGTCAGTAAGGTCGGCTTTCAGACCAACTTCCAGCAGGGACGGTTTGCCCAGACCAGCGATGTTCTCGTTGACGGTATCCGCGAGGTTAACCAGACCAGCCAGCTCGGCCAGTACCGCACCGTCAGCTGCCATCGCCAGAGATTCACCAATCTGAGAGGTGTACTCGGAGCGAACGTCATAGTGGTTCATCGCGTCTTCGATGTCGTAGATCAGCACGTCCGCAGTCAGCAGGCCATCAATGTTAATGGTCTTCTCGGTGTGCTTGATGTCTTTACGTTTGTCATCCAGAGACTCGCCCGGTTGCAGGTAAGCAGCCTTGGTGCGACCAATCACAGGGAACTGTGCGGACTTACCGGAGCTGATTTGACGCTGCATGTGACGGTTAGAGGTCACAGAGGTACGAGCGAAAGCGGTCAGGACTTCACCGCCGAATACTTTCAGGAATAGCGCCAGCTTGTCTGCTGCGGATTGACCTTTACCTTGGTTAGTACCGAGCTGCTGTCCACCTTGCATGTTAGCCATGTTGAATCTCCTTATGTTGTTTATACGAAATGTTTTGAGGTACTACTTGAAACGAGGTGATACTCATTGTGTAACTCTGAGAGGCATCCCATCTGGATAGGTCTGCACACGAAGACTTCGCAGGGTCTAAGCCTCTCCCTATAGTGGGCCCTAATTAAAACTTAGAGTCGATAACCTTCTGTTCCACCTCACGACGATACTTAGAGTCGGTGCGGTAACGCGGGTCAGACATTGCTTTAATCATCTCAGCCTGAGACTCGAAGCCTTCAGCTTTACGGGCCACGGGTTTCGCTGGGGTTGCACGCTTGGCAATAGAGCGCTCGGCTTTCTTACCAAAGGTTTTATCACGAGACTGTCCCGCTAGGTTCAGAATCGTCTTCATGGTGGCCACATCACGAGACTCAAAGGCCTTGATGAGCGCCTCGGCACCCTCAGGGTTATTGGTCTGCATGTGGGTATAGACCTGTTGGAAGCGCTCACGGCCACCCACAAAGTCCATCACTTTCTCAACGTACTGATTGACCAGAGCTTCTTGACCGCGAATGTACGCATCGACGAACGCCTTACTGTAGCCAGCCTCAGCCAACTCTTTGTAGGACTCATCGGACAAGCGGTCTTCATTCTGGTACTCCTGCTGAATACGGGTCACAGCATCCTGTGAGAGACCGCGTTCGATTGCAGTAGCAACCATGTCGTTAAAGCCAGCTTCGTGTTCTTCCAGCTGCTGAGAGGCTTCGTTGATATCAGCCGGAGTTTCACCAATCGGTTTGAACTCTTCAGGTTCACCATTGTCGGTTACTTCCTCCGGCTGACTCTCTTCGTCGCCTTGCTGTTCTTCTTCAGAACCTTCTTCGCCATCCTGTTCATCTGAACCGTCAGCGGAGATACGGACCTGCATACGGCCCTCTTCAGGTTCACCGAACGGGTCCTTATCGGAGCCATACGGGTCATCACTGTTGGTGTTCAGCTCGATTGCATCATCGCCATCACGGGCAGCAACATCAAGAGCCAACATGTTTTCTTGGTGCTCCTCAGGTGTGCTACCAGTCAGTACAGCACTGTTGACACCGAAGGATGCATATACGTCTGCGTTGGATTCGCCAGCCATTTCAATCTCCTTAAAGTTAAGACTAAGAGGGAAACACGAAGGACTCGAACCTTCTGACCAGACCTCATTCAATCTGGATGTGTCTCCCTATAGTGTGCCCTAATTACATGCCCGGTTGCATACCGACGGAGTCAGCCGCTGCGGCCATCGCTTCAGGACTTGAAGTAGCCTGTGCGGCCATCCCTTGACCCAGCGCAGCAGCCCCTTGCTGTGTGGCAATCTGGGCACCCTGCTGCGCCATGAGGGCGTTCTTCTGCTCCTGAGTGAGCAACATGCCAGCCGTGTCGAGGCCGATAGCGTTAGCGATACGCAACTTGAGGTTAGCCAAGTTGAGGTCGTCATCACCTTCGAGGGCCTTTAGAGCCGACCATGCGTTGATGCAGCGCTCCAGCTTGTCAAGGTCCTGACCACGTCCGATAGCCTCAAGGCCAGTGCTGATAGTTGGCTCGACTGCCTCTTTAGGTAACTCCGGGATTTGCTGCGTGGCTTGTAGTTGCTTCAAGAGCACTCTTACCAGAGGCAGCTGGAGTTCCTGTGAGAGAATCGAGTAGACACCACCTAAGGTATCTTCCAGCTCTGACGCCACGTACCGAATCTCTTCGGCTGTGACTCGCTCACCTGTACGTTGGACCGCACTGTTGAGCATAAAGGCATACGAGAGGCGAGCCTCAATGGTGTCGCTTACGTTCTTCGCCACGGTAAAGTCACCAGACTTCTCCAGCTGGAGGAACTCAATGTCCTGCTTACGGCCCGGTACGAACGCACCAGACTGTGCTGCCGTTAGTCGGCGGACCTGAGTGATACCTGCCGGGTCTACCAGACCGATAACCTTAGCGGTAATCATGGCCATCTTAACGATAGACTCTTGGAGGTTCTCTAGGGACTTGAGGTCACCCAGATACTCTTCCACGTAGGAACGACCGTAGGATTCACCGTCGATGCGTACCATGCGTACCGGGATGTACGGACACTCTTCGAGCGGATATTCAGCCTCGCTTCCCGGAACCACCTCTTCGGCAACCTCTTCGTATTTCGAGTAGCCATCCCCGGCTTCGTTCAGGTACACGTGGGTATAGACGTCAACCTCAGCGTCTTCCTTCTGCTCACCTTGGGCTGCTTCCACTTGGCTGCGGACATCCTCGGGTAGAGCGTTGAACGCAATCTTGTCGAGAGTGACAATCTGGAGTACGTTACCGAAAGCGTCTCGCTGGACCACATAAGAGTTCAGTCGATAGAGCTTCATCGGGGTATAACCCTCAGGCTCCGGTAAGTACAGCAGTGCGTTCCCGGCCACACACAGTTGCTTCAAGCACTCAAAGAGAGTCACTCGGTAACTGTTTGACTCGATGTAGTTCATGATGATTCGCTCTACCATTGAGAGACCCTCATCGACCTTAGCGAGACCCTCAGCGTCACCAAGAAGGTTCTTCGCTTCGTATTCACTAATGGTCAACTTCATCCATGACTGCATTGGGAACAGGGCCAGCATCAGCTTGGACGCTAGGTTGTTCAGGCCGCGAGCACCTACGGATTGCCACGGAGTCGTGTAATCGGTTGACGCATTATCGGAGTCCTTAGGGAACAGTGAGGGAATCGTGTACTGCGCACAGGACTCTGCTCGTGTCTCGTAGGGTTGTCGGTCGTTCTTCAGACGGTCGTATACCGCCTTGGCTCCCTCCTCTGCGAAGCCTTCGAGTTTAACTTCTGCCACAGGTCACCTCCTTACAGGTTAATCCCACCGCCTGAGCTGCGGGAAACTGAGAGGGACTTCTTGCCGGACGCACGAGTTTTCTTCTTGCCAGACTCAGTGTCTGCTGAAGACTCAACGTCCTCCACGACCTCTTTCGGTGCTTCCTGAGGTGCGGCCACAGGTGTCTCAGCGGCTGTCTGCACGTTGGGCGCATCTGCTGCCAAACCCACGGCCTTGAGTGGTGCCTTGACTACCTTGGAGATAGCCTTCTTGATTTTCTTGAACAGTCCCATGTTAGCCTCCTAAAGCTGACTTACGGATTTTACTGACGGACCCTGTAGGCTCTGTCGTCTTGGCCACCTTGAGTGACTTACGCCCTGACACCTCAGGAGTGGTGCTGTTTGAGTCCTCGTCGCCACCATATTGGATACCCTTAGGTTCCTCAGTGAGAGGCGCTGGCTCAGGGACAGTCGTTGTGTCGACCTTAGGTGCTTTCATCTTAGGTGAGAAACACATAATCAATCTCCTTCTTTGAGTGCACGCTGACGTCCCTCCATCTCGTCAAGGACACGAGAAGCCATGTAGTGACCGTACAGTACACCGGAGATGAACTCCTCACTGTGGCCAGCCTCACGCAGCTTACGGACCTCTGACTGATACAGGAAGTCAGCATTGAAGCGAGACTGTAGGTACTCCTTGACAGCTCGCGGTACGTCAGGAAGGTCATTAGGATTGTTAAGGATGTGCTCTATAGGTTTTAACATTTGAGTCTCCTCTTTAAGTAATCTTTAAGTAATAATCATAATGGGCACTTCCCTATAGTGGGTCCTAATTGTGCCCATGAGTTTATCACTCTGCTTTGTGCTCGACTATCTGCTTGATAATCAAGGCCAACATCCAGAGACCACGAGCGACTAAGCCCATGGTCAGTACGATGAGAATCAGCTGCCCGGTTGCCATAGAGTAATCTCCCCAGTCTCGATGTTGTACTCATCAGAACGGAGGATGCGAGCCATCTGGCCCTGCTTGATTACTTCCGCTTCGGTCATCCCTGCCTTGGCCCCAATGGACTTAATGCAGTCCCAGAGCGTCTCTCCCGGCTCGGGAGCGCGTTTCACCCACTTGGTTACCTCTTGGCCCTTGTTCTTACCGGACTTCAGCACAGACGTTACAGGCTCCACAATGAAGGGTTCCTTGAGGAAGTCCTCAGCGGTATCGCCCCACCCGGGGATGCCACCATAACCATCGGTGATGTCGCCCTTGATAGTCTGGAAGAGATGCCAGTAGTCGGCTGTCTCCTGAGTCTGCACGAGGATGTTACCAGTCGTACACCACAGGAAATCACAATCCGGGATGGTCTTAAAGTCCTTATCGCAGGATACCAGCACGGCCTTCTCGTAGTTGTACACGAGGGGGTTAGACCCGATGATGCCCATCACGTCATCCCCTTCTAGCTGGGGCTCAAGGACACACGTGTAGGTCGCAAAGACGGCCTCTAAGAACTCGAAGTAACCAACAGGCTTCTTGACGACTGCGCGGTTCTCTTTGTACGTTGGGTCCACCAGCAGCTTTCGCCAGTTGACACGGTCGGTGAACGCTAGGACAACGTCTGCATTCTTCCATGCCTTCTTGCGGCCCTTGTAGGACTCAATGGAGTTCTCCAGAATCTCGCGGGCCTTAGTGTGGTCGCAGCAACGGTGCCAAATCTCTTCCTCCCATGAGGCATCGAACTCAGCGGCACTCATGGCTTGGAATACCAGCCAGTCACCATCCATCACAAGGACACCCTTTGCAATCTTCTGGGTTGCCCGGTGGTCACTGAAGGATAACAATGTGTGCTTACTCACAGGCAACCTCCATGGGTCTTAAGGAATTTAACTCCGGCACTGGTAATTTCCCACGCGCCACCGTTGCGACCACTCATGGTCAGGCACGAAATGTGACCACGGCTCGCAGCCTCAGCGACTAACGCAGCGTTGTTACGCACGTAGTTCGACTGGAAGGACTTAGGGCAGCCCTTGAGGGCCGCCAGAACTTTGAGATACTCACTCACTTGGTAACCCTCACGATTGCCGGGGAGAAGCGCATAAGTTTCTTCTCGTTAAACGAAAGGTCGTCATGTGCCTCTTTGACCATTGAGCGCAGACCATGTCGGATGCAGTACGCAGCCGCCTCATCAGGTCCACCGTTGAGTGCTGCCTCAAGGAAGCCCAGCTTGAAGTTGTCCACCTTCTCACCGTTGGCGACCATCCGTGCAACACGCAGAACGGTCTCGCTAAGGTTCTTCTCGGACTCGCTATCGATCACGCTGGTTACCTCAAAAGTAACCTTGAAACGTTTGGTAATAGCCATGATAAATCTCCTGTATTATTAGTGACATACGGCCCAGTTCGGACCCATCTTACCTTCTGTATCCAGACGGCAACGGAACTTAAAGTGTTCCCCCACGTTATGCATAGCTTGCTGCGCTGTGTCAATCACCTGCTGTGCAATCTCTGGGGTCCGGCAGGCCACTTGTATTTCATCGTGAACCCACGCCATGTAGGCGAAGTCGCCATCCCATCCGTGCTTCAATCCCGCTTTAAGAAGCAACTCTTCAGTCTCGACAATCCACAGCTTACAAATGAGCGCACCCGCTGACTGAAGCAACGTGTTGAGCGCGGCATGTGGTGACCGTACGTGTACCTTTCTTCCATCCAGTCCCTTAATCCAGCGTCGTTTCCATTTGACCTTCTGCTCTCCGGCGACCCATCGGGATGACTCGACGAGGGTCTGCTGGATTCCTTCACGCAACGCTGCGATTGCTGGGGTGTTCTCAAGGAATTTCTTCTTGAGTTCCTTTCCGCGTTCCTTACCTGCTCCCACAATCTGTCCAATCTTTTCGTCTCCAGCACCGTAGAGGAAACCGTAGATGAATGTCTTGGCGTTATCACGTGTTGGCAACTCAGCCGCCGTTTGGTTGACTGTATGGATATCACCGTTGAGAATGACATCCGCATATGCCCCGTCGTCGTACTTAGACATGAAGTGTGCCAGACAACGGAGTTCGAGTCCGCTGGCGTCGATGCCTGCTTGAACCCAAGGCTTTCCGGTAAGTCCGTCCAAGTGATGCTCTGCGCCGAACGCTGCTCGACAAGGCTCACCATACGGCGAACGAACGCCCGGAACTTGACCAAGGTTAGGGAAGCTATGCGTTGCTCGCCCTGTAACTGCACCATTAGGGTTAACACTTCCATGGATTTTACCATCCTCTTGAACGTAACGTAGCCACGCCTTGTCACCCTCAGCCGCCTGACCGATGCGCTTCTGTATCATTAGGTACTCTTTAATGAGGTCGATGCACTTCTGCTTCTCAGGGTCTTCCACACGCACATGCTCTAGTACCTCGTCGTCTACCTTAGGTGCACCTTTATCGGTGAACTCTGTAGGCACCCATCCGGCTTCCTTCAGCTTTAGCGCAATGTGGTCTCGACTACTAGGGTTGAACACAACGTGCTCTACTGGTGTGTACGGAGCGCCCTCTACGTAATCCCTAGTGTCCAGCTCGCAGGGTTCACGACCCTCACGCTGAGCTTTGTTCTTGGGTTTCTTGTAGATGGCACCCTGCTTCGGGTACTTAACTCGTGGGTATTTACCCAGAGGCTTCCCGGTGCGCGGGTGCAGGAATAACTCAGTGCCGCCCTTAGGCTGATACCAAGTCCCGAAAGTGTCGGTGAGTGTCTGAAGGAGTTCAGAACGACGACCAGCGAGTTCAACGTAGAGTTCCTCAATGGCCTTGGTGTTGAACGGGAAGCCGTTGCGCTCCTGCTTAGCGAGTAACCAAGCGGCTCGGTGTTCCAACCAGACGGCCTCACAGGAATACTGCCAGAATGTCACAGCATCGTGCATCCACCAGTTATCCCCACAACCAGCAGCCGGGGGGAAGTAGTGCTTGTCACTCAGCAACTTCTCTAAGAGTGCCTTGGTAACCACAACGTCTTGGACGTTATACGCCATCATTGGCTCATTGAAGCTAATCCACTCAGCACCGTCCACATAGTCCTCTCCCTGTTCCTCAAGGAGCTTCTTGAAGTCGTCCTTATACTCACCCTTCATCTCGCCTAAGCGGTAACCCCACGCCTCCAGAGCGTGAGACCCGAAGCGCTTACCGGGCAACTTACCGGAACGCAGCAGGGCCATGTCGGAATCTTTGATGTTCGCAAACAGCAAACGACTGAGTACCAACGTGTCCACTACGTTCTCACGCGGCAGGTGGAACTCTCGGTTTAACTGGAGCTTGGCCAGCTTGGTCAACACTGGGGCATCGTACTTGTGACCGTTGTGGAATACGATGAGACCACCACGAGCCACCTCAGCTTCCAACGCATCGAGATACGCTGAGAAGTCCCAAGGTCGATACGATACGTACTCGTCCGTGCTGTAGTCATAGATGACCCCGCAATGGAACTGAGTGACTTTCTCTAAGAGGTTGTTCGCCTCGATATCGGTTACTAACATAGTGGTCTCCTGTTGCTTAACGACGCCCGATGAAATACTCACGTGGACGCACGGTTAACTTACTTTTCTTGACGGCAAAGCTACCATTCAGTACGTCAGCGCCCAGCCTGCTAATACCACTAACGTGGGACACCTGAGCATATTCGTCACCAACGCTGCGGATATAGACTGTGCCACCAATGTGCCCATCATCCCAAGTTGCCAACTCGCCAGCCTTCAGAGGGGCCTTGTAGTCGGATACTTTCGGTCCATCCTTAGGTTTCTGCCAGCCCTTGTGGCCACTGTGGGTCCACCCAAGGTTCTCCAGAATGTGAACAGCAGCATCACGCTTGGCCTCATAGGTCTTGGCCTCAGCCAGCTCTTTGGTCAGCGCGTCTATCTCTTTACGGATTTCTTCAGGTTTACGCATGGTTATGTCCTCTCTCAATATGTTGTGTATGATAATCATAAAGGCCACTACATATAGTAATGACCTTGAGTTTATCACTTAGCTTCTGACGCTTCGGCCAGACGTACGGACGTTTCGCCAACCTCTTTACTCAGGATTGCCTCACGCACTTTGTCCTCACCGATGGCCACAGTAGCGGCTACAGCTACGGACGCCAGCAGGCGAGCCGCCTGTGTGTCGTCGAGGGTCACACGCTGAGTGTGCGCACGGTTATCACTCTTAGCCTTCCAACGGTAGACCAGAGTCACCTTGTCGTTGCGAACGTTGATGTGAACCTTGCGGCCCCACTGGTCTACAGTGTCGGACAGCTGAATGGTGTTGCCGGGGAATTTAGCTTTGGTAGTCATTAGAAGAACTCCTTAAGTTTCTGAGCTTTAGCGGCAACTTTAGCTGCCTCTGCGGTTGCATCCAGAGATGCCTGACGTGCCTTGTCGGCTGCTTTAGCCAGCTTAGCGGCTGCTTTCGCTTCCACCTTGGACGCTTTGTCCAGTGCCTTGGCTTCACGGATGTACAGCGCGATGACCAGACGGCCTAAAGTTTCGATGAGTTTAAACATGTTGATTCTCCTATTTACGGTTAAAATCTCTGTACATTCTTTCTCTGAATGCTTCGAGTGTTGGGCAGCAGTGCTCACAGGAGCACCACTCGTCATGACTAGTAGTCGTCTTCTTCGTGACCTTCCCAGCCAGTATCTCCTTCTCCTTCTCCGCCAGTGTAGCTAGACGGTTCAAGGAGTCCGGTCCTTTCGTTATACTCCATGTACCCCGCAATGCCAACGCCAATACCATTAAAGCGACACTTGAGAATACGAAGGAGGACAAGATTAGGCATATCCCCTTGCTGATTACGCTCAAGTGCAATGATAGTATCAGAGAGCTGGCGCAGAGACCCAGACCCACGCAGGTCAGTAATGGAAACAGCACGTCCTTCTTCATGAGCTTTACCTTTCTCCGGGTTCTTCAGGTGGCAAATAACAATAAGTACCACTCCGGTTGACTTAGCGAACCCTTTCAGCTTGGTCATGAGTCGGTCAATCATCTTGCGCTCGTCGGATTCCTCCGAGGCTGACACTACGATTGAGATGTGGTCCAGAATGATTACGTCACAGTTTAACCCTGTGCGCATGTAGTGCAGCTTGGCCAGCAGACGGTCTGCCTCAGCTTCCGCAAAGGAGTCGTAGAGATGGAACTGGTCGGTGCCATACAGTTCATCGAACCATTTGTCATACGTCCCGTCTTCTATCAGTTTCTGCTTGAACTCCCGAGGCTGCTGCCGTAAGCGGATGCCGTTAGCAATCCCTAAGACGTCCTCCATGGTCTCCTCTACGGCCTCCTCAAGCATCGCCATGCCTACCCTCAACCCTTGCCCTCTGGCGAACCCTAGAGCCTGCTGACGAACGAACGTAGACTTACCCATTCCTGACCCAGAAGTGACCATGATGACTTCGCCACCACGTGCACCCAAGGTTCGGTCATTCAGTCCCGGACATCCCGAGAAAAGGTATCCTACGCTCTGTTCGCTGGTCATGGCCTCACGCACTCGGTCCTTCATGGACATCGCTCCGATGACACCATCAGGAACCCATGGGGCCGCGTTCCATATCTGGTCGAGAACCTCCTTGCCTTTGCCTTTGAGTAAACACTCGTTGGCGTCCTTCTCTGTCAGCACCGCTACGTGTACCTTACCGGGAGGGAGAACCTGAGCGGCTTCCTCAACGGCTGCACGACCGGGGTCATCCATGTCGAACATCAGGATAATCTGGTCGAAGCTATCGAAATACTCGTAGTTTGCACTACAAGTTTTCTTAGCAGCGGACGCACCGTGACCGAGAGAAACCACAGGCCACTTACAGTCCTGAAGTTGCATCACGGTTAGCATGTCGATTTCACCCTCGGTGATGACAATCTTCTTGCCACCATTCCATAGGTGCTTACCGAACAGTGCATCCCCTTTGTGAGACCCTCGGGTAGAGAAGTTCTTCTCCTTGTCCCGCAGCTTCTGAGAGACGATGGAGCCATTCTGGTCCCGATAGTCAGCCACTTGGTAGGCTGTACCACGGACCTTGGCAACCCAGTACCCAGCCTTCTGGCACGTTGCCTTTGAGATACCGCGAGCAGTCAGGTCAGTGTACCGACCGTCACTCTCGCCGAATACCAATAAGCCTGAACCTTGAGTATTCATCCCGTAATTTCCTCCTTTGGGTCTTCTCGATGATAACTTTTCGGTACGTTCCTCTGAGCCTCTCACTCGGTGTTGACACACGAAGCAATACTCATGCCCGTCAGAGTACACTGAGTTACCATCAGAAGAACCACAGTTTTCGCACGGAGCGTGGAACAGGAAGATACTCTCCTGACCATCCTCTTGACTGTCTCCGTAACTCATAGAGCCGTCCCGTCAACACACGACATGAAGAACGCTATGAGGAAGGTAGCACCCCACAATCCGAGCACGCCGTACGCCAGTAGCGGGATTATGTCGAAGTCTTTTAAGTTGTTCATAAAATGCCTACCTCATGTAAGACGCCAAGTGCGATGGTACCAACCAATACGGCTATAGTTAGCGTTACGATTGTCAATACAAACATGAAGAATATATCATGTACCTTGTTCATAAAGTAATCTCCGTTGGTGTGGTCAGTCCGGGAATCGAACCCGAATGAAACGCAGCGCTACGCCAAGTGCACCTTAGCCTGACCATAATTTATACAGAATGTGCGACAACAGGGAAACGTAATTGTCTCCCTGTAGTGTGCCCTAATGTTTACCCACGGTCCGAAGTAACCAGTTCGCCCGTTCGCACCCAGCGTTGTAGGTCGAAGCTAGGACAAGCCTTCGGTGCTACATCGTGATGGGCCATGATGACGGCCTTTGGATAGGTTCCCTTCAGTTCATGGAGAAGTCCCTTCAGTGCGCTCATCTGCTGAGGCGTGAAGTTTGCTTCAGGTTGACCCTTAGCGTCGATACCACCAACCAGACACACACCGACAGAAGTCGAGTTGTATCCCTTGACGTGAGAACCCACAGCATCTTGGTCACGGCCCGTCTCAACGGTGCCATCACGGCGGATGATGAAGTGATACCCTACGTCCAGCCAGCCCTGCTCTTTGTGCCACTGGCGAATCTCACGTACACCGATGTCCATGGCTGCCTTGGTGGCAGAGCAGTGTACGAAAATCTGAGAGGTCTCCTGTCGCTTAGTGAATTGAACCTTAGCCATACTACTTTGCTCCTTTCTTCTGTTTGAACTTGCCGAACGGTACATCACGCTTCGGCTCCTTCAGCCAGTCTACGGGAATCAATTTGTCGGCAAACAAGATGTTATGCTTCTCGCACCACTCAGCGTAACTGGTGGGCGACCCTTTGTAAATCTTAGTGCGACTCGAAGAGAACACTAACCGGATGTCTAACTCCGGGTGCTGCTCACGAATCAGTAGGTGCTTCTTGCGGTCCTCGGCTTCCCAGAGACCCTTAGTCTCCACGAAGATACCGTTGGGCAACAAGAAGTCTGGAGTGTAAAGGTGGTCACTCGCAGGAATAACATAAGGGATGCGCCACAATTCGTAGTCGAACGTGACGCCCTTTGATTCTAACTGCTTGGACACCTTGTCCTCAAGGCCAGACCGGAAGGCACCCACCTTCCGAATCCCTTTGGCCCCATAGCCAGCCATTAGAAGTCATCGTCTTCTTCGGCTTCACCCTCTTCCTCACCAGACCAGTCTTCCGGGTCTTCCTGAGGTTTACGACTGCGAGATTCGTCCGCTTCGTAACCGCCTTCTACGGCTTCGTCAGCCCAGTCGTCTTCGCCACCACCAAAGGTAGCCAGTTCGACCAGCATCACGCCTTCCAGCTGCAACTTAACGGAGGCACCAGCAACAGCGGACCAGCCGTACGGTACCAGCGAGAAGCGAATCTTCACTTTGGAACCGCCGCCGATAATCGGAACGTCCTGAATGCGCTTGCCCTTCGCGTCTACTACGCCCAGAACAATCTTCTTGGTCTCGCCAGTCTTCTTGTCCTCGTACGAACCGTAGCACTTGAAGTTGAACGTGGTGGTACCGTCACCGTTGTCGAAGAACGGCATGTCGCCTTCATACGGCTTCAGAGGTTTCTTACCCTTCTGAACCTTAGGCGGGTTCGCTTCGTGTGCTTCCAGACGAGCAGCGTAGTTTTCCTCATGGGTCTTAACGATGAGGTCTACCAGCTCCTGACAGTCTTCGTTCTTGAACGTTACGGAACCCTTGTAGGTACCGCGTGGGTTCTCAAAACCCTCACCGCCATAGTCCGGCTTGTTGAAGTAAGCGTAAGGCTCACAGGTACCAATCTTGGTGGTGTAAATCTTCTTCTTAGCGAATGCCATGATGAATCTCCTTTGGTTTATAACAGAAAGAGGGACAACCTGTGTCCCTATAGTGTGTCCTAATGATTACAGGTCGAACCCGAAATTAGTATCCGGTCGGACCCGAGTCACTTGGCCTAACTCTTCGTACTCCGCCTCGGCAACTTCGAGGGCCTCCTCAAGAGACCCAGCGTGTACCGGGAGTTCGTACGATGCGTTAGCTGTCTCGACCGTTACGACGAACTTTTGCATCTTCTCGCTCCTTCCACATGTTATACAAGGTGATGTACGCAGGGTCGAGCGTCTTCTCGTACATCGCTCGGCACCAGTCACTTGGCGTCATAACACAGACCCTTGTGCTTGGTGTACAGCTCCAGATAGAAAGTGGCCTTCGCCATGTCTTTCTCTAAGGTAGCCAGCTCGGACTTCTTCCCGGCTCGAAGTCGGTACTTGAGGATGTTCCCGAGGCAATACCCTTTGAACATCTCTTGGGTCATGCTGCGAGCAATCACCTCGATGGCCTCGACACCTTCGAACAGCTGGTAGTGACTTGGCTGCTTAACGCCATCATCTACACTTGGAGCCTTGCTGTCCTTCATTGCACGGACCTCACCAAGGGTTGAAACTTCGGTATTTAAAGGGCAATCATTGCAGGAAACCTTGTAGCAATCAATCTCACCGCACACTGCGGAATCCTCTAGGTCAACATTCCGTTCGACCAGCAGGTTCACCACTTGAATTTCACGCTCAGTCATTTACGACCTCCTTGATGCGCTCCCAGAACAGGCGCAGACGTGGCCACTTGGTTACCACAACGGGTACGAAAGGACGGCTCTTAGTCTGAGCCAATTCGTAGAGACCGCGAGTAACCAAGATGTGCACGCTAGGTGCCAGCTCGAAGGTATCACCAATGAACGGAATCTTACCGTGGCGCTCAGAGGCTGCCACAGTGCTGCGGTCTTCCCGGCGAACCGAGAAGATACCGTTGGATTTATTGAAGTGTAAGCGCATGGTTTATGCTCCTTTGGTGGCTCGTCGTTCATCGACCACACGATAGCCGCGAGGATGAACACGATGATTAGAATCAGGTTGATAGACATTTGGTGTCTCCTATAGTGTGTCCTAATTACATCTTGATGGTCGGGTCAGCCTCGGTACCACGCCATTTATCGAACGATGGGTGACGCAGAGAGCCGTCTGGAGTTTCCTCCATGTACTTGATTTGACACGCCCAGCCCTCGTATGGGTTTTCACTGACTGTGGTGCTACAAAGTCCGCGCTTCCAGTTCTCTACTGTGGTGGTGAACTCTTCCATAAGTGCCTGAGAGATGTTGTTAGCGGCCACCACTCGACCTGACTCAAGGAGAACCTCGAAGCCAATCACCTTACCCTCGTTGGCAAGACCGGGAGTTCCCCAGTTGAGTCCCACAACGATACCATCGGCCTCATTCTCTGGCTTCAGCTTCCACCAGCCGGACTTCTTGCCGCGCTTGTAGATACCGCGAGGGTCCTTGACCACCAGACCTTCGTGACCTTCTTCTCGTTTCTGTCGGTACAGCGCATCGAGTTCGTCCATGTCGTAAACTTCATGGGACTCCGAGAGGCACCACTCGACTTCAGGGAAGTGGTCTTGCAGAACTGGTAAGGCGACCTTGACGTGCTCAAGGCGGAGGAGGGTCATCACGTTGTAGTCGTCACCGGACTCGATAATGTCAAGCGGAATGATGTCGTAGAGGACAACTTTTAGTTGCTTGGTATCCAGCTCGAAAGGTTCCTTCTTACCCTTCACCACCCCATCCTTGGTGGAGTACATCCAGTTGGTCTCTTTGAGCCACTTGGTTCGCAGCAGGCCAGACCCGGTGTTAAAGTCCACGCCTTTGACCATGAGTTCTCCATCCAGCATAAAGCCATCCGGGAAAATCCAACGGTCATCTTTCAGTAATTTCTGCCAGCGCATATCGAAACCATTGAGGTGCTCAATGGCCGGAATGGTCTTGGAGACCCGGCTTAGCCACGCTGCGTTGGCCGTGTTGTCTACGCAGATGTTCCCGCGCACACCATCGTGCTTAGTGTCTGCGATAAGGTAGCCAGAAGTCTCCAGCGCCTTCTCGATAGCAGAGCGAACGAACGATACGGCCTTAAATGGATTAGTCTTAATGTTCATCATGGTGATGTCTCCGAAGTGTAGTGTTCATTTAGTGTGCAATAAGCAATCATAAAGGCCACCGGAATCCGATGACCTTGAGTCTGCCTATAGTGTGTCCTAATTACTGCCAGCTTGAGTAGTCAGCTGCGAGTTTTGCCAGCCAGTCTGACGCTGAGTCAATCGACCAGTGGCTGAACCGCTTGCTTATTAGAAGTGACCCACGTGGCTCAAACACGTTGAATAACACGGTGTTAGTGAATGGGTCATCAAGCATGACCACGTGCAGTCCTGTCGTATCCAGTAGTCTACGCTCCGCTGCTCCTAAACGAGACCATTGTGAGGTGCTTCCATCGAAAAGCCATCTTTTTTCCGTAGCCATTTGTTACGCTCCTACGAAGTATTTCTCTTGGTTAACAACGCTGTCACCCTTCGCGTTACGGAAGGAGCCTTTCACACCGCCACCGCGCTTTGTCTTGTTCAGCTTGCGGCCCTTAGGGATGTAACCCTCGGTCTGCTGACGTTCACGGGTGCGCTCAAAGTTGATTGTGTTCTGGTACATGGTGATACTCCTGATTGGTGTTAGGGACATTCATGAAGGCCACCAAACGTGATGACCTTGAGTATGTTCCTGATAGTGGGTCCTAATTACGGCTTACCGTGGCGGAACTCGATGCGGCCTACT